GGGTAAAAAGGAAAGTGGGATGATGAAAAACAAAAAGCCTGAAACCCTTGTGGCTAAAGGACTTCAAGCTTCTTTAAGTGATGATCCCGACTGGGTTCGAACCAGCGACCCCCACCCTGTCAAGGTGAATAACCTATGTAGATTAATAATATTTAATACTGAAAATCCTTGATAATATTGGGTTTTACTTTTTCAATGTAGGATTAATTTTGATAAAAAATGAATGTTGTTGACGAATTTCGTCAACAATTCGTCAACAACTAAACTATAATCAATTCTTGGAAAACAATCCGTCTAATTTTTCTGCAGCTTCTTTGTCTGCAGTTTGTAAGGCGTGGCCATAAGTGTCCATTGTAATCCGTATATTTGAGTGGCCAAGTCGTTCAGAAATGATTTTTGCATGTACGCCTTGATTGATTAAAAGTGTAGCTGATGTATGTCGTAAGTCGTGTAATCGGATATGGCGAATCTCGGTACGTTCTATAAAACGATTCCACCATGTTGTGGGAGATGTTGGGTAAAAATGCTTTCCATCAACATTACAAAATAACCATTCGTGTTCTTGTTCAACCCATTTTTCACCTGCATGTTTTTTTTCTTGTTCCCAATGGTCCTTATATAATTTTAATTCATCGATAATTGAAGATGGGAGTGAGACAACTCTTTTTGAATTCTTAGATTTGGTTCCCTTAATAGCAGGTTTTCCATCTTGCCCGATACCAATTGTTTGCTTAATCGTAATCGCACCATCATCAAGATTCACATGAGACCATTCTAAACCTAATAGCTCTCCTCTCCTTAAACCAGTAGCTAATGCTAAAGCTATAAAAACACGCCAATGGAATGGTTCATTTTCAGCCTCTTTAAATAATGCTTCTACTTCATTTTCACTATACACATTTATTTCATCATTATGGTTATTTTTGCTTTTAGGTTTCTTCACGTCTGCCACTGGATTATTTTTAATGATTTTCCAATCGACTGCTCTTTGGAAAACATTTCGCAACACGCGGTAAATATATTGGATTGTGCCAATAGATAATTGTTCCTTACCACCGTCATGGCGTTTTAATTGATCCATAAAGTTTAAAACGTGCACAGGTTTTACTTCTTCTAATCTCATGTTTTCAAAATAGGGGAGAATATGATTTTTTATGATTGTTTTGTAGGCATGAAACGTTTGACCGCCCAACTCCTTTACACCATATTTTTCCTCCCAATATATTACAAAGTCCTTGAATAAAGTTTTTTGTGGTGCAATATATTCCCCAGATTCAACTTCCATTTGAAATTTTGCTAATTCAAGTTCTAAGAAATCACGAAGTTTCTTTGTTGTTTTAAGCAGCTTATCATCATCGATGCGGATTGTCTTTGTTCGCTTTTTCCGTTTTCCTTTCGCACCATATCCGGTTTCAACAACCAACAAAAATGAACGTTCTCCTCTTTTTTGTATGCTTGCCAACCTAATCACCCCAAATAAAAGAATATACGTTCGATTTAACTTGAAAAAGAAAAACCCAATTAAAATGTATCTCATAATGATGTAACATTTTAATGAGTATATTGGTACTAAATGTTGAACCTACTTTAATTTCAAAAAATCTTGAGGGTTCATTTTATTTATCTTACTTGAAAAAAACATATACTCTATGCCTTTGGTTTTCTTTTGAGCTGAATAGTTCAAATAATATTCTATATAATCCAAAGATGAATATAATTCCTTTATAAAGGGACTATGATCGTAAGTAATTATCCACTTTCGATTACGAAGGTCATGTTGGATTTTTTTGGACAACTCTCTATGATTTTTTTCAGTATAGAAGTTAGTATATAACGATGGGCCTTTATCAAAATAGGGTGGATCAAAAAATGTAAATGAATTTCTAGTTTTTTTAATTACTTGATCAATAAAAATGTAAGCATCTAAATTATATAACTTAATATTATCCTTGCGTTCAGCAATTAATTTTATTTTTTTAATTATTTCATCTTTATTAAATCTGCAATCTAGTTTATTATTTCCGCTTTGTTCTTTACCACCTATTACGCCACCTTTAATAATACCAGAACGGTTTGTACGATTTAAAAATAGGGTTGAAAATCCTAAATCAAATAAACTCACATCAAATTTATTCTTTTGAATTGATTTTTGTTTGTACCACTCATCTATTGAAACATCTGTCTCAGTAATCTTTAAAATTAAATTATCAGTTTCATAAAGTACACAGTACCAAAATGCATATATACTCTTATCAAAATCATTAATAATTATTCTTTTAACATCATTTAGTAATAAAAGCTTAATTGCAACCCCAGCACCACCAGCAAACGGTTCTATATATGTCGATATATTATTAGATATTACTAATTGCTTAATATAGTTATAAGTAGAAGATTTTCCACCTGGATAACGAAGAGGAGAATAAGTTATTTTGACCATTTGTATCACCTCAATGATATTTTATCATTTAAGATTCAATATGGCCAGAAATTTTATAGTCATATAATATCTCATCTAGTGTATTAATGATGCTGTGTGCTTTTGACCAAGCATTTAATACCTCGCCTTTGTCGGGAAAATCTATACCTGAATGAATATGATAATTAATTATCTGTGTTAAGGCAGTATTATTGTTATTTGATAATGTGGCATTAATTAGTTCATAGGTTTCTGGGTACTTATCCAGTACATTTTTTAAATGATTATATATATCTGTAAAAAGTAGATCCTGTAGTGATTTATTTCTTTTACTTCGATCCTTTGCTATATTCTTCATTTTTAATCGACTATCATATGGTAAATTTGCAAAAAAGTCTATATATGCATGAGTATAAGCCTCAAGTAATGCTCTAATAAGAAACATAGCGCTTACAGTAAAAGATTTGTATTCTAAGTTATTTAGTTCTCTTTTGATTGTGTTTATTCTTGGATTTTCCTTGTATTTATTGTTAATTTTATAGGCGCTTGTTAAATATTTATTTGTTTCAGGTTTTGTAAGTCTAGTAATATTTTTGGGTTGCTCATTCGGAAGTTCTTCTGGATCTTCATTATTACTATTATTTTTATTGGAAAGTATAATTTTTTTCTCATCATTAAGATCTTTGTTTGAATTTTTAGAACCAATTATAGTAATCTTACTTTCATCAAAATCATTGTTATTAGTTGTGTTCGTTTTAACTTTTAAATCTGGAAGTTCTTCAAAGCTTAGTTGTTCTACAGTGTTGTGATTATTTGATACTTGATTAATGGGTTGTATTGTTTTGAAAAAATTATCTGCATTATCCTTTAAGTAAACGTCGGAAACAGTTCCATTATTCTCTATAAAATACTCAATCATTTCACAAATTTTATCTATATTAAGATTATCTTTCAGTGAAATGTCTTCTCCTCTTTTTAATCCGAATATCCTAGATTTTATTACATAAAATCCAAATATTCTATCAACCGTAGTTGATATTTGTTTTTCTAAAATTTTTTGATGTAAAGCTTTGTGATTAGGACTAGAATGAAGTTTTGACAAAAGTCTATTTGTAAATGTAGGTTTATTATTCGATTGCAATTTGTTGAAATTGCCTTTTTCTATATTTCCCCAACTTATCTGACCGATACCATCTTGTTCACCTGAATGGATTAATTTTATGTGATTTAACATTAATTTTTTATCATTGTAAAGTTTTGCGGTGACAACCATTTTACTTAAGTCAATGTTTTTATTTTTTAAATCTTTTATAAAATTATATAAATTATTAAATTCATTTTGAATCATATTTAAATTTTCTTCCAAAAATAATTTTATTGCAGATAATCTTCTGTTTCCATCATATACAATGTATTTCCCTTCTTCTTGAAAAACAATGAAGTCTTCAAATATTAAATTGTTCTCAATAATATCAGTGATTAGATTTTTAATTTTTGCTGGACCTACTTTTTTTAGTCTTAACATTTCTAAAATAGCCTCTTGTTCGTTGTGGACAGAATTTAGAAATCTAAAGTTAGTTAAACAAAGATTTAATTCGCTAGCTACAATTTCAATATAAGATGGTTTTTCACTCATACTTTAATTTCCTCCTAATACCCCTTTTCAATATACCTCTAATAATAGTATTTGTATAAATGGTGATTTTCCTATATAACATAATATTATAAATACCTCTCCATTTCATACGGAATGCCATTTTCTCTCAGTATATCAAACTTGGTTTCGTAATCTTCTAAACTCTTGTCGTACAGAAGAAGATTGACGGCAAATTCATTGGCTTCACGTTCGATTCTACCAATAGAGTAAAAAGTATTTTTCTTTAAAAAAGCTGTGTTTAAATCGCTGTGAAGGATGGCATGCCCAAGTTCGTGAGCGCATACATAACGTTTAAGCCATTCGGTTAGTTCACTGTTAATGACGATTGTTTTTACTCGCTTATAGCAACGATAGAAACCGTAAGTATCGCCTAAGTCAAGAAATATAATGACAATCCCTAACGACCGGGCCAATTCAAATGGATCGTTTGTGTTATGTGTTTTTAGCAGCTTTGTGATTTTGTCAGGAAGATACTTCATAACTTTACTCATTAATCATCGTTTTTTCTGTATTTCTTTGGTGTATATTTTTTCTTGGCAATTTGCTTGGCGATTTTCATGGATGTTTCTAAAGCTGCTTTCAGTAATTCACGATCCTCTTCATCTAAGTCATCGATTGATTGGCCATCAAAATGAGAGTAACCTTCATTAGGATTGTCCAGACTGCTAAGGATTTTTTCTAAGTCCTTTGCGATGTCACGCTCGTCTTTTGGTGTTAGTTCTGGGAGATTTCCGTTATTACTTTTTTCGTTTTCCCGTCCTAGTAAATAATCAGTAGAAACGTTAAAAAAATCAGCAATTAGCTGCAAAGTATCATAGTCTGGTTGGCGTTTTCCTTGTTCATAGTTACCAATTTGACCCCTAGATAAACCGAGTTTTTCAGCTAGTTCATATTGACTTAAACCTTTACTTTTTCTTAGAGTTGCTAAAATTTTGCCAAACACAAACTATCACCTTCAGTATTAATTTATTTTAATTATAAGAAACAATTAGTTTCCAATCCACAAAAAAAGTTTTTGGACACAAAAAGTTTCAAAAATATATTGACAGAAACAAAACGTTTCCATATAATATAAATATACAGAGAAACAAAACGTTTCCAAAAGGAGGTAAGCATACTTGGTAAGACAAAAATTAATAAATTGTCGAGGGAATAGATCGAGACATCAAGTTGCTAATGATTTGAAAATTACCCCTCAAATGCTAGGAGCAATTGAAAGGGGTGATAGAACACCATCATTGACTTTAGCTAAAAAAATAGCTGATTACTATGGTGCAACTGTAGATGAAATTTTTTTTAAACCTAAAGACACAAAATGTGTCCAAGATAAAAAGTAATTGGCCTGTGGAAATAAAGTATTAAACAATCAATCATTTGGAGGTGCTCCTTATGCAAAGAAAAACATTAACCGTCAATGAAGTAGCAGATTATATCGGTGTTCATCCGGATACGATTTACAATATGGTCCGGGAAAAACAAATTCCACACGTTCGGGTTCGTAGACGCATCTTTTTCACTGTTGAAGCAATCGATCGTTGGATGAATGAACAAGAGCATAAAAATATTGCTATCTAGCAACAATTTACTGCTATTTGATGGAACAATTAAACCTTGATTTTGGTACAAAGGAGGAAAAGGGAATGGTGAATAAGGTAGGGGAAGAATTGGCAAAAGCCAGAAAAAGGAAGGGTTTATCACAAGAAAAACTGGCTTTGGAGTTGCCGGTATCTAGAGAAAGTCTTGCAAAATACGAGATTGGAACCAGAAACATTCCTGATGATCTACGGGATGATATTGCGATTGCTTTGGATGATGTTGAATACTACTTTGTTACTTGGAGCGCTGCAGCAGGTGAAGTTGCTATTCCATACCTAGACGGAGATTACATAGATAAACATCCAAGTAGCATGATGATACTCACAAAAAAAGAAACAAGTGAAGCACTTGAAAACCTAGAAAATGTCTGCTGGTATAAACCAAATCATTGTATAGATGATTTGGAAAAAAAGCAGTTAAAACAAGCAATGTTTGAAATATTGGATGCAGCAACTTCATTAGTAAATTTAGTCGGAGTTTTATGCCGGGATTATAAATTTTCAATGAAAGGGATTTTCAAGGAATGGCGTTTATCGTTGAAATTACGAAACTACAAAAAGTAATGGAGGGTTGTTAAGTGTGTGAAATAACCTTATCGGAAGTAAAAGAAAGATATTGTAGTGACCTTGCAAACAGGATTGCTGAACAAATAGAGTACGCAAAAGAAAAAGGAATGCAGTGGAAACTTGAAGTATTCAATGAAGATGATTATTTTATCTCGTTTGTATTTGTGACAAAAGCATTTACGTGGTATTACGAGTTTCATAAAGGGGCTAAAAAAGTATCAAAGGAATGGATTATTGGTAGTGTAGACTGCGAAAAAATATTGAATTTAATGAAATCCTTAAGAATGGGGGAAGCAGTATGAATTTTATAATGTCAGCTAGTCGATTGATGAAGGCGGGGGAAGTGGTAGCAGTATGCAAGGAAATAAAAAAAGACCCAGCCATTTTGTTAAAGACTGAGGATGAAGCAAAGAAAAGATTTTTTCTAGAAAAACAAAAGGCAGCAAGTGCTGGAACACTCACTGCCTGAGAATTTTACTGTCAACTATATTGTAACAGATAAATACTTTTGACCGCAAGTCCAATCGGGCTTGCCGTACTGGCTAGGATGAACTTAACCATACACAATTATACACTATGTCATCCCCTCATATCCTAGTCAGTACGGTGCGCACCGATAAAAAAAGAAAGGAGGATAAAGGTGTTATCACGTGATGAAAAAAGGGAAATTCGCATGAAAATTACTGATTTGTTGGATCAGCATTGTCGATCTTGTCCCAATGGAAAAGAACATCATAAAAATGTTTGTCTTGGTTGTTCGGTTTTATCCCAAATCCAGTGTTTGAGTAAACAACTTTTCGACAAAAACAATAACTCTGAAAAAGTTCTTGGTGTTGTAAAAACTGGCAAATTTACTGAGGATGAAGATTTGTATTTAATGAATCACATTAGTCATTTTGACGTGGACCACATTTCAAAACGACTCGGTAGAACTACACGTTCTGTGAATGTAAGACTAAATTATTTAAAACAATTCAAAAACATAGTTTCCTAGTAGTCTACAAAAAAATGCGAAAGGTAGATGAAATATGCTATACAAAATTGACTTTTACCAATGCAAAAACGGGAAATACCCAACTTTAGAGACGGTGCTTATTTTCTCCGATTCTGTTTCTGAATGTAAAAAAGTGGCGCAAGAAATGTTGTTATCATTCAAGCAAAAAAATGTCGCTTATGCAATTGAGGAAGCGCTATGATTCAGTTCAGTGATTTGTCCAAAGTGATGTTGCCGGAAAGTATTTTGAAAAAACAAATGGATAAGGATTTTGTCAGTGCAATCAAAAAATACTTAGAAGTCGGTTATCCAAATTATGAGTTTTTATATGTTCAAGGTTCTTTTGCTGTTTGTTTAATGTGTAAAGATTGGGGTGGAGACGGTGGCCAAATTTAGAATGGTTCATACGGATTTTTGGAATGATGGAAAAGTAATTGAAGACATGACGCCGGAAGATAAATTTTTCTTTCTGTATCTTTTAACCAATCCAAATACTACTCAAATAGGTATTTACCAAATAACTAAAAAACAAATTGCCTTTGATATGGGTTATTCAATAGAAAGTGTGAATTCCTTAATGAACAGATTTATAGAGCACCATGGATTGATCCGATATAATCCGGATACTCGAGAGCTAGCCGTCAAAAACTGGGGGAAATATAACCTTGTAAGAGGCGGTAAACCGATACTTGATTGTATAAAAGCTGAACTAAAGGAAGTTAAGGATATAACGCTTATTAAGTACGTTGGGGTTAATGTTCCAAATGACTCGATTCGGTCTATTTACGAATTGTACTACGTAACGTCTAACGATACGTCTACGTTAAGGGGGGAAAAAGAAGAAGAAGAAAAAGAACAACAACAAGAAAAAGAAGAAGAACAAGAAGATGTCCGTGAAATCATTAACTTTTGGGACAACAATGGTTTTGGTTTAAATAACATGAGCGGAAAAGAACGGTTGTTGTCGTGGTTGGATGATTCTAAATTCAAAAATCCAAAAGAAATGATTTTAAAAGCATTAGAAATCGCTTGTTCAAATAATAAGCGTTATTTGAAGTACGTTGAAGGTATATTGCGAAACTGGGAAAATGAATCCTTGTTAACTCTTGCAGAAGTTGAGCAGAGTAGGAATAATAGCAAGCCTGGGAATAAAAAACCTAGATATGATCCAAAGAAAGATAGATTCTGAGAAAGGGATGGTGGTTAGTGAAATCAATTAAGGACTTTACTTTGTTGAAAGCAGTTGGTGAAGAGACTTGTTCAACTTGTGGTTCGGTTTACAAGCTGTATGAGACGCCAAGGGGAATCATGGGCGCATGTAAAACATGTGTTGATAACGAGTTTATAAAGTCTCTTAAATTGCCAAGCATTGAGGATTTAAAACAAAAAAGACTGGAAATTTTTGTAAATGAGTTTGAAAAAGTGACTAGTGATATTGAAAGAGCTTCTGTTAGTAGTTATAAACCACGTCATGAAACACAGCTAAAAGCAAAGCAAATAGCGGTGAAATACGTGAAAGAATTCGATGGGAAAAAGTCCATTGTTCTTAGCGGGGATCCGGGACTAGGAAAAAGTCATTTAGCTTATGCAATCGTGAAAGCGGTCCGTCAAAAGGGATATAACGTTCTGTATATTAAGTCCACTCACTTATTGGACAAGCTAAAAAAATCATATAGTGGCGATAAGTATTCCGAAGAACAAATATTTAATATGATTGAACGATTAGACCTATTGGCGGTGGACGATGTAGGTGCTGAATATGTCAAAAGCAATGATGACGGGTATGAATCCTGGGCATCTGACGTTTTATACAAGATTTTTGATATGCGTATTGAAAAAGCGAGTATCTGCACGACGAATTATTCAGAGAGTGAGCTAAACAAAAAGTATGGGAATAATGGGCCTAGAATTATTTCAAGGATGACCGCTAATGCACACCTAATTAGGCTAGAAGGTCAAGATTACCGCAGGAAGGAGGCCTTTTAGATGATTCAGCTTTTTGGTTTTAATAGTCAACCATACTCGATGATTATTTGGCAAAATGATAAAGCTAAGTCCAAGACAGTTTGTTTATCTCCAGAAGATGAACATATGGCATTAAATCGCTTTTATACAACAGGTGATTTTTACAATACATACGACAAAGCGATTGTGATTCGGCAAGATGAAACCATTCAAATTGAAAAAGGAGTGAAAATGAATGTTGCTATCTAAAGCGGCTAATTTGGGCGAAAAGAAACGCGAATTAATTGTGGAGGATTTACTATCTTTAGGTGTATATAGCCATAACGGGAAAGATGTCCGAAATCTTGAATACCATGAAGCCAAAACTGCTTTGGTCATTGAGTTAGTTAAAAGGGGTTAGTCATATGCCAACATTGGCACAAGGGTGGCTTGAAAAAAATCTGTTAACCAAAAGTCGTAGAAATATCGTCGTTTTATTCGAAGACAGTGACCTTATTTGGGATGAAAAAGAACTAAATTGCTTGGCTGAAATGAATCGAGACGGATGTAGTGTAACTGAAATGATGAACGTCTTTGGACGTGAGGATCCGGATGAGATTTTCCTAGCGTTATTTTATCTTGCTAAGGTCGGTAAAGTTAAAAAAATCGATTTAAGGAGGCTGATCGGTTAAATGAGGTCAAAAACAAGGTTTTTAAGAAAAATTGTCTACGGTTTAACAGAAGACAAGGTTAAAAAGGTAATAGATATGCATGAAAGACGAGGTTGGAAAAAAGAAAGTGAAGTAAAAGAATATGGTTATGGGTTTGGTTGTCTAATGACTTTTGAAGCAAAACACTATAAAAATTGATTTCCGGCCATGTTCGAGATGACCGGATAAATATTAAGAGCCGAATACCTTTATTATACCATGGAGGTGTTCGTGTGAAAATCGAACGTGTTGATTTGAATGATAATTTAACAGTTACCGAACAAGTTGAACCGGGAAAAATAATAATCATTATCCTTGATGGTAACCAAGGAAAGGTAAGTAAATGTAATGCTGTAAATCATGGCTATACGATCATCGAAACTGTAAATGGTAAAGCAAAGCGAATAAAGTTTGAAGATTACGAGTTACTATAATTATTCCACCAAGATTGATAACAAACCTATCCCAAGCTTTGTACAAACTATATCAAGATGTTAGTTAGTAGTGAAATTTAAAAAATTGGAAGGTGATTTTAATGACTCGAGTAGAAAAGATTGAGTTTTGCCGTGAAAGCGTGAAAAAAACAAATTCCAATCCATATGTGAGGTTTGAGGAGTTGGATGAAATAAAATTGGACGCGTGGGTGCGGTATTTTGAGTGTCTAACTAAAAAATGAGGAGAGTAAAATTTGAATGAAAATTAATAAAGAAATCCTTATTGAAATTCGCCATAACCTAGAAGAAGTAAGAATGAGGAGGAATAAGTTTGAAACAAATTTATCGTACTTTTGCTGATACAGAAGTGGCCCGTTTATATACAAATGTGAAATGTCCTTATTGCGGTGAGGAGTGGCAGATATGGACGAACCGGGCAAAACGTATGTTTTGATTTGTGATGGTGGTTGCGGTAAAGAATTTGAAATGTATTTTGATGCTGATTGATTCATAGTTTGAGTGGATTAAGTGGTTAGTCTAAAAAAATTCTACAGTAAAAAGAAAGGAGAAAAAAATGAAACAGTTTTATTATGAATTTAATGAAAATGAATACTATACTTTGATTGCAGTTAGTATTGATGAAAATGATTTGTATACAAGGGCTTTCAAAAAGGCCATTGAAATTTATATAGAAAACGTTTCTGGAAGTAACATTGATGAAGTATTAGAAGAAGGATCACCTAATGAAAGAACAAAGGAATATGCATTTATGAAATTCATGTATGCACCAAATAACCAAAAAAGTACTGTTAAGGAATTAATTCAAGAATTTGAAAGTGTTGAAAATGGTGTTTTGTTGATTGATGGGGCATTAATTTAATGTACATTTCGAATTTGTGAGGTGGAAAAATGGAACTTAAAATAAAGAATTTTAGAGGCAGTTGGGCCGCAACTTATATCGAACCTAGCGAGGTAGAATTATTATGGTTATTCCAGAATCTAAAACAAATCAACAAAAATTTGGATAGTTACTTTTCGTCTATATTTAAGGAACACTGTGGATATTGTTATGAAACAAATGGAAATTATAATAACGATTCCAAAACAACAATTTGTAGTTATCGGATAAGTACAGCATTAGTTACAGATATTCCAGAGGATGATTGGGATAGTGACGACAGAGGATTGCAAATTAATATTTGCGAAAAATGCCATTGCTGGGATGTTGTAGATTATTAGATTATTACAAAAGAATATAGTCCAAGATAGGAAAGCCTGAGGACACTGATTACGGCAAAAATATGCTGATAATTGGTGTCTTTTTTATTTTCGTAAATAATGAGGAAAGCAGACAATGAGAAAAAGCTTTGGAGGGGAGATTGAATGAATCATATAGATTTACAATTAACTACTATCAATAGAAAAGCAACGAAAGAAAAGGTTGAGAAGGAATTAGAAAAATACAGACGTCTTTTGTTAACAGAAGAGCTAGATAATTTACCTATTGTTACAACAAACTATACACTTGTACCACCTTCTAAGACGAATCATTTTTACTCTTCGACGGAGAATGCTGCAATTTCAATGGTTGACTATCAAGTTGAAAGGCAGAAATTTATTAATAAGATTTTAAAAGCTGTTAATCGTTTAGGATACAAAGAAAGGACAATAATTATTAAGCGATATATGACCACGGAACAACTTTTTGATAACGAAATATATAACGAATTACACATGGCCGAAAGAACATATCGTCGTTATAAGTCTGCGGCAATATATAGCCTAGCATTTGCGTTGAAATTAGTAATTTATGAGGAGGATAAGGAGGTTGAAGGTGCATGAATTTTGTACAACCAATTCGGGATCCAGAAAAAATAAACAGTATGAAAGAATACTTCAAGTTAAGAAATCAAAGAAACTATGTCATGTTTTTAATTGGAATTGGTGTTGGGTTACGTATATCGGATATATTGCAGCTAAAGAAAGAGGATTTGCTAAATACTCATATTATTATTAAAGAAAAGAAAACTAGAAAACAAAAGAGGATTAGAATTCCACCATCTATACGTAAGGAATTAATAGATTATGCAAAAACATTAAAGGATGGTCAGTATGCAATCCCATCAAGACAGGGAGGCAATAAGCCAATTGATAGATCTACAGCATATAGAATATTACGAGAAGCAGCAGATAATTGTGGCTTGGAAGAAATTGGAACTCACACCTTAAGAAAAACATTTGGCTATCACTTTTATCAACAAACAAAAGATATTGCTTTACTTCAAGATTTGTTTAATCATACCAGTCCAGATATTACAATGAGATATATAGGTATCAATCAAGACGCTCGAGACAAAGCGATGATAAAGTATAAAATTTAGCTTTTATTTTTTTGTTTTTGTCTACTACAACAAAAAAATGTTTGGAGTGTACTCAAAAGCAAAATTCCAAATAGTGCAGTATTAACAAGCTGTTCATCGTTTTGGCGAGTGCAACAGTCTATATATTATATTGTACTCATTAGCAAGAAATAAGGAGTGAAAAAATGGATATAGAAGAAGCTAAAAGAAGGATAAAATATTATGAAAGTTTCATAGAATTGGTTGAAAATTATGATCCTCAAACAATGGAACAATGGGTATATAAACTTTATGTGCAGCTGGAAAGCGTGAGTAAAGTAACAGACGAATTAAATAAAATGGGATTCCGACATGAAAAAAGAAAATTAGTTACAACAGACATTTCTCCATTATTAAGAAGTAAGCCTACTGATCCAATGCATGAATTAGCTAATAAAATATTCAAAGCGAATAAAAGAAAAGTTAAAGCTAGATGGTGGTAAGTGGCAGACTTTTGGCAGAATATTGACCGATTATTTTGTTATAAATGTGTTACATTTGTAGTATAAAAATATGTTGTAAAAGGAAGAGTCATCTAATTAGGTGGCTTTTTTATTGCAATGGGGTTCGGGGTTATCCCGGACGAAACATGGTCATTGTGTGCCCTAATCCTCAATAGTTGTGAAGTGGGTGGGTGCATGAGGATAAAAAACTAAAAAGGCAATACAAATATTGAGTGTCCTAAGAGATAGGTTAATGTGAGTGATCAATATGTTAAAAAGTTGTAGTTATTGTGGACGTATTCATAAAAAAGGTGAGATATGTCCAAATAAGCCTAAGAAACAAAAGAAAGTATCTTATGTGGACAAATTTAGAAAGACTAAAGTATGGCAATCCAAAAGAGAAGACGTTTGTAAAAGGGATAACTATTTGTGCCAGGTTTGTATAAGAGAACTTCATAATACGCAAACAAAGTATAACTTTACTAATATTCAAGTCCACCATATAGATCCAATCGTTAATAATTGGAACAGAAGGTTGGACAGTACAAACCTAATCAGCGTGTGTCCGTATCATCATAAACTTGCGGAGGATGGAAGGATAAGTAGAGAAGAACTATGGACAATCGTGAAAGAACAAGAGAACAAAGCGAAAATAATCCCCCCGGGATTGTGAAGGAAATTTTCAAAAATCTTGTAGACCGACTGCCCCTATTTCTTCGAGAAAAATTCCCGAAATGAAATTATTTTTTAGAAAGTTTAGGTTAAGGAGGTGAGGAAATGGCAAGGCCAACAAAAAGTGTTAAAACAATGAGCAAAAATTTAACAAAAGAAGAGATTGCAGTCCGATTGCAAACGGAAGAAAAATTAAAAGGTGCAGCCGACAAAATTTCCCCTCCTAAACATTTGAATACAAAGCAAAAGAAAATATTTAAACACATTGTCCAGGAACTTAAAGCTAGTAAGGTTTTAGGGAATCTGGACATATATATTTTAAGTGCTGCTGCAATTGCAATTGACCGAATCCAAGAAATCGAAAAACAAATTAATGATGATATTAAATTATTAATGGATAGAAGTTTAATGAGCGCGAAAGAAAAATACACGAAAGAATTCTTTCGTTGTTGTAATGAGTTGAGTCTTTCTCCACAATCCAGGGCAAAATTAGGAACCATTAACGTTCAAGCAAAACAGCAAGAAGAAGAACCATTGTTAAAAGTATTAAATGGCGGTAGAAAATGAGTATTCTTTTAGACAAAGCGAAACGCTATGCCGAAAGGGTTGTGGCCGGTAAAGAAATTACAACAAAAGAAGTAATTATTCAATGTAAATGGTTTTTAATTGACCTTGAAAAACAAGAAAATGAAGATTTTAAATATTATTTTGATGAAGAAGCAATAGAAACAATCGAAGGTATTCTTGATTTACTTAGATTCGCTACAGGATTAGGTGTTGCTGGGAAAACAATATTAGAGGGCTTGGAAGGATTCCAGGCTTTTTTTCTTGTCAACATATTCGGCTGGCGCTTTAATTTCCAAATGCGTGGTCTAACTCCACCGTCTTTAGACGGTATAAGCTTTTAGCCTTAACTTTCGATGTCCATACTAGTATTGAGGTGAGAGTATGGACGGCTATAAAAGAAACGGGCATGCAGTATATGAAATCAAATACCATATTATTTGGGTAACAAAGTATAGATACAAAGTACTACAAGGGCCAATTGCATTGAGAGTGAGAGAATTAATACGGCAAGGTTGTGAAGCAAGAGGAATTACCATCCTACAGGGAAGTGTAGGGAAAGACCACATTCATTTATTAATTTCATGTCCGCCAAGTTTGGCACCAAGTAAAATAATGCAATACTTAAAAGGAAGATCATCAAGACTATTACAAGATGAGTTTCCGGAGTTGAAAAAAAGATATTGGGGACAACATCTATGGGCAAGAGGGTATTTTTGTGCAACAGTCGGAAATGTTACGGAAGAAATTATAAGAAATTACATTGCAAATCAATTTACTGAAGAGAGAAATGATATCTTCAAGATAGAAGATGAGTTTTAGTCAATTTTTGAGTATGCTTAAGCTTAAGGACTTTAAGAAGAACTTTAGTCTTTAGTAATGACTTTAGTCATCGACATTTATGTCAAAATCCACCTGCTTTGAGCAGGTGGTCGTTTAAAAACGATAAAGAAAAGTTTAGATATCGCGATATTACATTGTTTATACCACGTAAGAATGCGAAAACTTTCATTTGCGCTCTAATTATAATCATCTTAATGCTGACAGAGGATGATTATTCAGAATTTTATTCAATATGTTTGGATCGTGAACTTGCTGGTGAGGTTAAAAAGGCAATCACTCAAATTATTGAAGCTAGTCCAGATGTCACTAAGTATTTTAAATTATCGAGAACATTAAGCGGGAAAATCATTTGTAAACTTACAAATAGTTTTTATCAAGCAAGAACTGCAGAAGCAAATAGAAATAACTCCATACGCCCAAGTGCTTTTATTGCAGACGAGATTGGAGCTTTTAAAGATTACGGAAATATAAATGCAATGCAATCAGGACAATTAAATGTAAAAAACCCACTAAGATTTAAACTTACAACTGCTTATGCGGAAGATAAATCTATTATGCTCGAAGAATTAGATTACATCAAAAAAGTTTATGCAGGATTTATTGAAGATGACCGTATGTTTGCATTGCTTTATTATGCAGAAGAAGAACATTTGTGGGATGATACGGGATTGTTTCAAGCAAACCCTTTAAGAATTGAAGAAAATTATAATGAAATCCGAGATAACCGAAAAGCAGCAATCGAAAAACCTTCAGCCCGTGAAGAATATCTATGTAAGCATATGAATCACTTCTTGCCTACCAATTCCGGTGAGGCATTTATTAATATTGACGATCTAAGAAAGTGTAAGATTGATGATTTTGATTGGTCAGGTCGACAAGTTTGGTTAGGTTTAGACTTAGCCATGACAAATGATAACTGTTCTTATTCAATGGTTACAGAAGAAGATGGAAAAATATATGGCGACTCATTCGCTTTTATTCCCGAGGGTAGGATTGAAGAAAAAAATCGGTTTGAGAAGATAAATTATTATGATTTTATTAAGTCTGGAAAATGTTTCGCTTGTGGTGATTTAACCGTTGATTATGGGTTCATCGAAGATATGATCTTAGCTATCGAAGAAAAACACAAAGTAATCGTTATGGGCGTAGCTTATGACCGTTATAACTGTTTGTCGACAGCACAGAGACTTGAAAGAGATGGAAATTTAGTAACAGTTGAGGTAAGACAACATTCAAGTACTTTACATGCGCCAACAAAATTACTAAAAGAGAAAATTCTCAACCAAGATTTTCATTATACAGAGAATAGACTTTTAGAAATTAACTTCCAAAATGCTAAAGTTACTGAAGATACTAACAAAAATATATATGTAAACAAGAAAAAATCTAACGGTAAAGTGGATATGGTAGTTAGTTTAATAAACGCTATTTATTTGATGCAACAAGATGTTATCTTTAATCCTGATGCCGATTGGGCGGTACAGGTCATTTAGGGGAGGTAATACAGTGTGGCCATTTAGAAAAAAGGAAACAAGAGAGCAAACTGTTGAAAATAGTATGGGAGATTTGTTGCTACAGGCATTGATTGGTACTACTGTAATTACTAAAAGTGAAGCAATGAATATCCCTACTGTTTCTGCTTGTGTGGAGTTAATCTCAAATACAGTCGCATCCTTGCCTATTTTACTATACCAAGATAACGGTGGGAAAGTAATCGAGATAAAGGATAAACGTGTCGATTTACTTAATGACGATACCGAAGATACTTTGGATGGCGTACAGTTTAAAAAGGCACTAGTCACCGACTATCTTTTGGATGGTAACGGATATGCTTTCATTAATAGAAATCGTAATGAAGTAAAGAGCATCCACTATGTTGATGATCGTTACGTTACAATTAATATGAATGTTGACCCAATTTTTAAAAGATATGACTTTTTTGTGAATGGTAAACAATATCGGGACTTTGAATTTATTAAAATCACCAGAAAAACAAAAGATGGTGTTACCGGTAAGGGAATTATTGAGGAAAACAATAAAATCCTTTCTGTTGCCTACAATGCACTTGTATTTGAAGATTTGTTAAATAAAACTGGTGGAAATAAGAAAGGTTTCTTAAAAAGTCAAAGTAGGTTATCTCCTGAAGCTATTGAGATGTTAAAACAGGCATGGAATAATCTTTATAAAAACAATACTGAAACCGTAGTTGTATTAAACAATGGTGTGGAGTTCCAGGAAGCCTCACAATCATCTGTAGAATTGCAGTTAAATGAAAACAAACAAACGAATTCATCACAGATAAGTAACTTATTTTTAGTACCTGCACCTATTCTAAATGGAACAGCAAACGATGAAACCTATAATAACTGGATAAAAATATGTATTTTGCCTATTTTAACAGCAATCGAAACAGCTTTAAACAAAGACTTATTATTACCTAGTGAGAAAAATAAGTCTTTTTATTTTGCCTTTGATACAAAAGATTTGATGAAAGGTGATATCGAAAAACGGTTTAGAGCTTATGAAATTGCATCGAAAAACGGATTTATGCAAACCGACGAAATTCGATATCGAGAAGATTTACCACCATTGGGACTTAATTTCATCAAACTAGGGTTACAAGATGTTTTGTATGACCCTGTAACTAAGACAATTTACACACCAAATACGAATAAAACGGCTGAGATGAGCAATCCAGATACAACCTTGGAGGGGGGTGAGGAAAATGCGAATAGAGATTCGAGGAAATCAAGTACTTCTTGATGGATATGTCAATGCAGTAGATCGTGAAAGTCGAGTCCTTCCTTCACCAAGGGGAAGATTTATTGAAAAAATTAAGCCTAAAACATTTGAAAGGGCCCTTCAAAATACGGACAATGTCGATTTGCTTTTTAATCACGATAAATCAAGAAAATTAGGCTCAATCAAAGATGGAAACCTTGATTTGCATGAAGATTCTATAGGTTTACGTGCCATTGCTACTGTAACGGATGAGGAAATTATTCAAAAAGCAAAAAATGGCGAATTGAGGGGTTGGTCTTTCGGTTTTATCGCCAATAAAGACCAATGGGAAGATGGCCCAGATGGAATCCAAAGAAGAGTACTAGAAGATATTGATCTATTAGAAGTGTCCATCTTAGATAAAACACCTGCTTATATTGCTACATCGATAGAAGCAAGAGGGGAAGAAAACGTCATCTTGGAAACAAGAAGTGATGATTTTAAAGCAAAAATTGAAGATTTATCAACACAAAAAGAAGGAAAACAGGAAAAACGTGAAGTAGATTATTCGCTTTACGAAAAAGAAATGGAAATTTTAAAATTGAAAGGTGGAAAAAAATAATGACATTTTATAATGTATTAGCAAAACCTGTAATTGAAGTTCGTTCTATGCCAACGCTATTAGAACAGCGTAATAGTTTACTAGATGAAATGGACAATCTTGTTAAAAAAGCAAAAGAGGAAACTCGTGCTTTTACCGATGAAGAAAATAAACGATTCGACGAAATTAAAGGTGAAATTACAAAGATTGATAAAACATTAGCAGCTGAAGAAGAAGCTCGTTCATTCGAGAAAAAAGAAGTGAAAAAACCAGGTGGAGCAGAAGAAAAAGAATCTGCTGAAATTCGTGCATTTGCAAACTATATCCGTGGTGTTGTGGAAGAACGTGCCGATGTTAACTTAACAAAAGGAGATAACGGTGCAGTTATCCCAACATCGATTGCAAATAAAATCATTAAAAAGGTTTATGATTTAAGCCCGATTTATCAACTGGCTACTCGTTATAATGTTGGTGGAACTCTAACAATTCCATATTATGATGAAACAACTAAAAGTATAACTATGGCTTATGCCAATGAATTCACAGAATTAGAATCTACATCTGGTAAATTCGGAAATATTTCATTAACTGGATTTTTAGCTGGAGTATTATCAAAAATATCTAAGTCTTTAATTAACAATTCTGATTTTGATATTGTTAATTTTGTTGTTGATGCCATGGCTCAATCTATTGCTAGATTCATCGAAAAAGAATTACTTAACGGCACAACAGATAAAGTTGCCGGCCTTAGTACAGTAACCCAATTGGTAACTGCATCAGCTAAAACGGCAATTACTCCAGATGAATTAATTGATCTACAAGAAACTATCCCTGATTCGTTACAGGGACCGGCCATTTGGATTATGAATAAGAAAACGAGGACAGCACTTCGCAAATTAAAAGATAATGATGGAAATTACATCTTAAATAAAGACGCTACTTCACGTTGGGGCTATACTTTATTCGGAAAAGATGTTTATACATCGGAAAATATGCCGGAAATGGAAGCTGGTAAAACTGCTGTTTACTATGGTGATATGAGTGGATTAGCAGTTAAACTCTCTGAAAACATTAATATTGAGGTTCTTCGTGAAAAGTTTGCAACTCAACATGCTGTTGGGGTTGTTGGTTGGGTTGAACTTGATTCAAAAGTTGAAAATGCACAAAAAATCGCTAAATTGGTGATGGCGAGTGCGTAATGAGTGGGAGCATCCCACTCTCTTTTTATTGGAGGTGACAAAATGAAAGTAAAAGCTTTAGTTAGTTTTGCGGGGAAAGTCACCATGGCAAAAGACGAAGTTAGAGAAATAAAAGAAAAAGGAATTTATCAAGATTTGATAAAAGCCAACTATGTGGAAGAAGTAAAAAGCAGTCGAAAGGTGAAAGCTGATGAAAATAAGTGAGGTCACCATTCAAGATTTGAAAGAGTTCGCCCATGAGTATAGTGATGATCCAGAAGTAGATAAAGTATTCACTAATAATTTAATAGCTTGTAAATCTTATATAAAAGGGTATACTGGCTTAACTGATGAACAAATGGATAGTAAAGAAGATTTGACTATTGTTTTATTCATATTATCCAATGAACTTTACGACAATAGAACATTTACCGTACAAAATGACAAGGTGAGCCCTGTGATTAAATCGATCTTAGATATGCACTCTGTCAATTTATTGTAGGTGGTGAAATATGAATCCAGGTGAGCTACGACACAAAATAGATATATATGAAAACACAAAAGTCACTAACGAACTTGATGAAACATCTTATAAATTTCAAAAAATAAAAACAATCTGGGCAGCAATCATTCCGCAAACAGGAGTTTTGCAAAGGCAACAAGCGGACACTATCTTAACTAATGTCACACATAAGATTATCGTTCGCTATTCAGCTGGTAAAGACATAACAAAGGATATGCAGATTTTTTTCAAAAATCAACGTTTCGAAATAAAGTACATTCTTGACCCTTATTTTAAAAATGAAACGCTTGAGATATTTTGCCAGGAGTTGATGGGTTGATGGCTGATGGATTTGAAGTAAAAGGATTGACAGAGTTTCAAAAGGATTTATTGGCAGTGGCTCAAACTCGACTCCCAAGAGAAACCAAACAAATCATGCGAAAAATAGGAAGTAAAGCGCGTACGTATGTTGCAAGAAAGGCAAGAAGTGAGGTAAAAAAAGTGACAGGTACCTATCATAAACGATGGAAACGAGGAAAAGTTTTCAATGGCCACAATGACGAATTAGTAGTACGTGTTTATAATTCTAGTCCACATGCTCACCTAATTGAAGATGGACACCGTATGGTTACAAGCGACGGGCAGGAAATTGGGTTTGTAGCAGGTAAAAAGGTATTAGAAAAAGGCATGAAGTCCTTTGATGATAGTGGACAATTTGAAAGCTTGTTATCAGATTGGGTAGATGAAATGTTGAAGGACGGGAAATTATGATCACGTATAAAGATATTAAAAAGGCAATCAATACTAAGTTGAATAATGAATTTAATATTGAAATCAATAGCAACGATGTGAAAGAAGGGTTTAAAAGACCTTCTTTTTTTGTGGCCTTCGATATCCTTGTTAAATCATCTGATCAGTCGCAATTTGATAGGTCATTAACAATACGTATTTATTATTTTCCCACGGACAGATATGAATACTCCATTGAGTTATTAGATGTTCAGGAACGATTAGAAAATCTATTTGATTTAAAGTTGGAAGTATTAGAACGAAAGTTTAATATTTTTGAATCAACCACACTTATAACGGATGGTATACTTGAATTTTCGTTTGATATTCAATTCTTTGATGCCAAAGATGTTCCAATTCATGATCATGTAATTGAAATACCTCTTGATGAAGATGGTTATCCGAGTGAGACAGGAAAACCAGTAGAAGTTATAGGTGATGATGACGGAAATCCAGTCCTTGATGGCAATGGAAAACCTATTCGAATCGAGTTAATGGAAACTTTAGTTATGAAGAAAATGAAGAAAGGGTGAAACAAAATGGGACTTCCAGAAATTAATATTGAATTTAAAGGCAAAGCCGTAAGCGCAGTACAACGTTCAGCATTAGGTATTGTAGCCTTAATATTAAAGGATGATACTCCATCTTTTAAAACAAAAGAGTATAAAAGTGTGGAGGATATTAAAGACACAGATTTTACAACAGAAAATGTTGATTATATTAAGAAAACATTTCTTGGTATTCCTTCAAAAGTAATTGTGGAAGTAATACCACCAACAGCAAAAGATTATACAGATGCACTAAAACGGTTAGGTTCAAAAAAATGGAACTATCTAGCAATACCGGGAATTGAAAAAACAGATGTATCTGATATTTTTTCATGGATTAAATCCAAACGTGAAAACGAAAAGAAAACATTCAAAGCAATTCTTCCTCACGCAGAAGCAGATAATGAGGGTGTTATCAACTTTACAACAGAAGACATTAAAGTCGGCGATAAGACATATTCAGCATCAGAATATACTTGCCGTATCGCAGGTATTTTAGCTGGTCTACCATTCACACGATCGTCAACATACTTTGTGTTGGATGAAGTTGAGAGTATTACTGAATCCGAAACGCCTAATGAAGATATTGATAAAGGCCAACTTATCCTAATAAGCGATGGGGAAAATATTAAGATTGGACGAGGTGTTAACAGTCTTACTACTACAACGATTGAGAAAACAGAGGACTTTAAGAAAATCAAAATTGTGGAAGTAATGGATATGATTTTAGACGACATTCGAGATACTTTTAATAGTTCGTATGTTGGAAAGGTCACCAACACCTATGATAATCAAGTGCTTTTCTTTACCTCTGTTAATGCTTATTTCAAAGGATTAGCTAGTGAAGATATTTTAGACTCGAGCTATGATAATAAAGCCACTGTAGACGTAGAAGCTCAACGGTTAGCTTGGGAAAGTATCGGTACGGACACAACAAATTGGGATGAAAAAAAGGTTAAAAATATGGCCTTTAAATCTAACGTATTCGCAGCAGGAAATGTAAAAATTGTAGACGCTATGGAAGATTTAGACTTCCAGATTGCTATTTAAGGAGGCTAAAAAATGGCAAAAGTGACTAGCAATAGACAAATCAACGGTACTTTTGGATCTGTTTGGGTAAACGGAGAAAAATGGCTTGATGTTGATTCGTTCGAGGCAAAGGTAACGTTGAATTTCGAAGATGTTAATATGGCAGAAGATTTAGCCACCCATAAAAAATATACCGGTTGGTCCGGAGAAGGTACGATGACAGTTAAAAAGGTTTACAGCCGTGGAGCATCGTTGATGGCTGATGCAGCTAAAACTGGTAATATGCCAGAAATAAATATTGTCGGTAAATTAGCAGACCCTGACGCATTTGGAGCAGAACGCGTCGCAATCAATGAGGTTACATTTAATGAATTCACATTGCTTGCTTTTGAGCAAAAAACATTAGCCACAGAAGAATTACCATTTAATTTTGCTGATTATGATCTAATAGATTTAATTAGTGCATAGTAGGAGGATATACGAATGGGCGAAGTAAAAAAGTTAACGGTAACCGATTTAATCAAAGAAAAGGAAAAATACAAAATAAAAGAGGACGTTAAAGAAGAATTATATCTTTCACGTTTAGATGCAAGTATTACTATTCAAAAGCCAGAAAGATCATTGTGTATGGAATCTTTTGAAATGGTAAATGATAGCAATCAGGCGGGAAAAGCTGATGCTTTTATGGTCTATAACATTGTTGTCGAACCGAATTTAAAAGATCCACAATTACAAAAAGAATTCGGGTGTGTAGAACCAATTGATATTGTAGAAAAAGTTTTCGAAATGGGAGAGATTTCACAAATTGCGAAGGCTGGGTTAGAACTTGCTGGATATAGTGATGGAGTTAGTAAGGTGAAAGATATAAAAAACTAATAGATAGTGATGATGATTTTTATTTTCTTCATCACTATTTACAAAAAGGGTTTAAACTTGAATATTTATTAAATCTGAGGGCAGATGAAAAACTGTTTATGACTGCAAGTATAGATAGATATATCGAAGAACAAAAGGCTATGTTTCAAACAAAATAGCCTTTTTCTTTTTAAAAAGGTGGTGAGACAATGGCGGGTAGAGTCATATCAGCAGTATTGACTTTAAAAGACAAAGACTTTTCAAGTGGATTGAAAAAGGCTGCTGGGGGAACTGACGATTTTCAACGAAGGTTAAAGCATACCGGAAATCAAGTGAAAAGATTTAAAGATGATACAGTTTCTCACTTTTCAGGTTTGGCAAAGGGAGTAGCCGCGGGAATTGCCGGTGTGTTTGCTATAGATAAAATCAAAGATTTTGGAGTAAGTCTAGTTGAAAGTGCTGCGACAATGCAAGCAACAAAAGCACAATTCACGCAAGTTTTTGGTGGTGTACAAGATCAAGCTCAAAAAACAGTCGATAACCTTGGTAAATCATTTGGAATGGCTAGTGAGCGAATAAAACCTGCTTATACACAAATGACAAGTATGTTTAAGGGTTTAGGTTTAAGTACGGAAGATGCGATGAAACAAGCAGAATCCGCAGTTACTTTAGCTTCTGATGCAGCCGCCTTTTATGACAAGTCGTATGAGGATGCAAATAGCGCCCTTAACTCCTTCATCAAGGGTAACTATGAAGGTGGAGAGGCAATCGGTCTTTTTGCAAACGAAACGCAAATGGCTAGTTGGGCATCGAAAAACTTAGGTGTTGACTGGAAAAACCTTGATGAAGCAGGAAAACAGGTTGCCCGTTTACAATTTGCCAAGGCTATGCAAGAGGCAGCCGGAGCAACCGGACAAGCTGCAAGAGAATCAAATAGTTATCAAAACCAATTAGGCAACTTAAAATCTAATTGGGACACGTTAAAAGCTAAATTAGGTGAAAAAATATTAGAACCAGCCGTAAACGGTATTAAAAGTTTGTCAGAGTGGATTTCTAAAGTCGATACTCAAGCAATTATAGAAGGATTTACTTATTTTGGTAGTAGTGTAAAAGAGTATGCCGTACCTGCTATTGAAGGAATAAAGACCGGCATATCTTGGATTGTAGACAATAAAGACACAATTATTGCTGCCACAGCTGGTATCGTTGGTGGATTGATAGCATTTAAGATTATAACTGCAATAAATACCGCCATTGGTTTTTTTAACGATTTAATGGCAGCGTATAGAGCAGGTACTGTAATGGCAACATTGTCTCAATGGGGGTTAAATGCAGCCTTGTTAGCTTCACCATGGACATGGGTTGCAGTCGGAATAGGTGCTGTTATTGCAATAGGTGTACTTCTTTGGCAAAACTGGGATACCGTAAAAGTTAAGGCCGGGGAATTATGGGACAAAACAAAAGAAGTATTTGGCAACATTAAGGACTGGGCATCGGAAAAAATACAACCAGTTGTAGGCTTTTTCAGTAATTTGGGCGAAAAATTTAACTCATTCAAAAACGCAATAAGTAACTTTAAGTTACCAGATTGGGTCACATCCATCGGAAGTACAATTGGTAGAGCCACAAAAAAGCTGGTCAATGGTTCCCATGCCAGTGGTCTTAATAATGTCCCGTTTGATGGTTATGTTGCTGAGTTGCATAAGGGAGAAATGGTTATCCCTTCAAGGCAATCCGAACAATTGTGTAAATCTGGACTAACGGTTGACAATATTGGAAAGCCGTCAAGTGTTACCACAAATAACAATACACAAACAGGTGGAACTACACTGATCATTCAAAATTTAAACACAAAAGGCATTACAGCAACAGAAGTTTTAAATGAACTCATACCACAATTAAAATTAGCTTTAGCAAACATGTAAGGAGGTTGAATGATGGACATTTTTTTAAGTATTAATAACCGAGAACAAGTCATTCAGCTTCCCGTTGTTCCAAGTGAGTTTAAAATAGCTTCACCGATGAATAATGAAACTTTTACAACTATTAATCAAGGTGATCTAAAAATGATTGGCCAAAGAGGCCTAAAGTCTTTGACAATAGATTCTTTCTTTCCCGCAAAGGATTATCCCTTCTTAAGAAGCAGAGAATACTTTGGTTGGCAGTATGTGGATATTATCGAAGCGTGGATTGATAGGCGTGTACCTATTCGATTAATCGCTACAAATACGCCCATTAATATGGCAATGACAATCGAAAGTTTTGAGTATGGTCCACATGACGGTACAGGTGATATTTATTATTCGCTACAATTGTCTGAGTTTAAATTTATACAATTTGAAACAAGGCTGGTGTAATTATGGCTCATGAATTGTGGAGAGTAAGGGGAAACACGATGACCAACATTACACCTGTTATCGGTTCAATAAGTTGGAAAAGTAACTTAGATGAGTTAGGTGACGAAATCAGCTTTAGCATTGCTTATAATGATGACCGTTATCATCCGCAAAATGTTTGCAATTTAGGTGATTTATTAATTTTAAAAAATGGTGACTATGAAATCACTAGGGCGATCATTGTAGAAGAAAATAAAAGTGGTAGAGACCCTATTGGATATATAGCTTATGATTATGCTTTTTATTTAAACAAATCAACTGCTATCTACCAATTTAATGATATATCAGCCGACCAAGCGATAAAAAAGATATGTAGTGACTTTAATATACCGATTGGCAATATGGATTCTATACCAGCTAAAGTGAACAAAATATTTAATGGTAAAAAGGTAAGTGACATTATTAAAGAGATATTGTCTGATTCTGAAGTAGTTACGCAAAAGAAATACCTTATGGAGATGAGACAAGGCAAGTTATTCATCGAGAATAAAAACAATATAAAGATAAAAGGTTTATTTAATTTAGCTGAAAATTTAACAGGTTATGATGTTATACATGCTATTTCTAATCCATCTAAGAAAAGAAGTATTACTGATATGCGAAATACCATTCAGATTGTACTAGATGATCAGATATTAGCTACTGAAATAAACCAAGAATTAATCAATCAATACGGTAGATTGCAAGAAGTCATTTCTATAAATGAAGATGAAAAAGTAAACGCACATGCTATGGCTAAAGAAAAATTGAATGAATTAGGAAAAGTATTTGAAGAGACAAGTGTAGATCTCCCCGGTGATGACCGATTTAGGGCAGGAAGATTACTCGATTTATATGAACCGGTTACCGGAATTACCGGGACATATCTAATTAAAGATGTACATCATTCAATATCTAAAGGAATTCATACAATGTCGTTGGGGTTGGAGGCGGTATAATGAATCCAGTCACTGAGTTTGCAAAAATGTTGAAGGAAAGAGATAACCCTGGTGTTCCTGGTATAACTACAGGAACGGTCATCAAACCATTGCCTGATATGAAAATCCAATTGAATGATGTTATCGTCTTAAAAAATGAACACTTATATGTATCAGAGCATGTCATGAATAATTTAAAAACAGGGGATAGAGTGATAATCGTACCCACCCTTGACGAACAGACTTATTTTGTACTCGGGAAGGCGGTGAAATTGTAGTGCTGCCTAAAATAACAGAATTAGAATTGAATACTGATCAGATAGCAGAAGACTTGCCGAAAATAGGAAAGTCTTTTTTGTTTGATTTTGAAAAAGGTGAATTTGTATTAAGGGAGGGGAAACCAGTTGTGGTCGAAGGTATAGAGGCATTAAAAGTGTGGATTACCAAAGCTATTAAAACAGAAAAGTATCGTTTTAAAATTTACGATGACACTAATTATGGCACAACATTGGAGGGTTTAATTGGAACGAAATTACCGCGTCAATTCATAGAATCCGAAGTTAAAAGAGAAGTCATATCGTCCCTTACCACTCATCCCTATATACAAGATATTGTTAATTGGGAATTTATACGAGATGGTACATTTATGCGTATCAAATTCAAAGTTGTTACGGTGGAAGGCACTTTTGAGCAGGAGGTGACACTGTAATTGGTAACCGCAAAAGAAATTCATACTCGAATGTTAGGTAATATAAATGATGAGTATGACAAAACGGATGGTTCGTTTATTTACGATGTAACAATGCCGGCTGCAATCGAATTAGAAACGAAACAGCAGGAGATACAAACGGTTCAAAGCAAACTGGACATAGAAAATCTTAGTGGTGACGAGTTAACAAGGTTCGTCTACCAACGGACTGGAATCACTCGTAAACCACCCACTAAAGCAACAACCACTGTTATTATTTATGGTTCGGTTGGTGCGTCCATCAAAAAAGGAGATCTAGTCAGCACAGACTCAGTTAATTTTGTAGCAACTGAGGATAAGACTATAGACGAAACAGGTGTAATGCATGTAGCAGTGGAATGTGAGAATTTTGGAACCATTGGAAATGTAACTACCATGAGCATTACAAGATTTCCAGTCAGCATTAGTGGACTGATTGACGTTTACAACCCAGAACCAGTAACGAATGGATATGAAGCTGAAAGTGATAGCAATCTAATACAGCGCTATTATGATAAGCTTCAGCGCCCCGGTAAAGCTGGTAATAAATATCATTATCTAGAATGGGCCAAGGAAGTTACTGGTGTTGGTGATGCTAAGGTGTTTCCACGTTTCAATGGCCCATTAACGATGAAAATTGTCATCATCGACAGCAATAAACAGCCCGCAAGTGATGAATTGGTTCAAGCTGTTTACCACCATATCAGTGAAGAAATGCCATTCGGCGTGGAGGACTTAAATGTTTCTAGTGCAATTGGGGTGCCAATCAATATCACCGCAAATTTAACGGTTGCTGAAGGTTACACAGAACAAAGTGTTATCGAAAATATAAAAGAAAATGTCAAGAAATACCTGCAAGGGATTGCGTTTAATCAATCTTTTGTTAGCTATGCGCGAATTGGAGGAATCATTATTGATAGTGAAGGTGTCCTTGACTACAAAAACTTATTGGTAAATGGTAGTAATGTCAATATCCCTATTGGTGATGATGAGGTTGCAATCACGGGAGGTGTTAACGGATGAATCATATGAGTATCTACTTGAAAAACAAGGTGTTAACGGACAATTTAAGAACAACACCCGTTTATGTCGCTTTATTTAATAATGGTGCGGAGGTAGCACAACCTAGCTATACAAGGCAGACAATTACCTTTATTGCTCCTACCGATGGGCAAACATCTAACAGTGCGGATATTTTGTTTCCGATTGCCGGAGAAAACTGGGGAGATATTACACATATTGGTATTTTTGATAGTTTAACAGGAGGAAACTTATTATTTAAGTCACCTGCAGAATTTGTTAAAACTATCGATGTATCTAGCCAGTATAAGATTCCTAAAAATTATTTGATTGTACGTTTGAAGTAGGTGATTGAATGGCTGCTATACAAGATTCACGATGGGAACAAATAATACTTCAAACGTGGGAAAAATTATCGCCACATTTATGGGAAGATTTTCGCTTGGCATTAATGGAAGCCGAAACCGAGCAAGATATACAAGGAGTTATCGTTAAATTTTCAAAGACAGCAAATGAAATATTAACCGAAAGTGATATACAGGGAATAAAAGTTGTTTTTTCTCCTACAATCATATCGGCCAACACAAATATGATTGTCAACATAGTGGTATCTGAAAGAGATTATAAAAGTGATATGGTCGATTATCTCCCAATTTATGAACGTAAGTCAGATCTATTGAGCGAAGTATTAACAGCCTATGACCGCGAATTCAGGGGGTTAGAACAATCTTTAGAAGTTGCAGATAGAAATATCTTCCTTGATACTGCTGTTGAATCTCTTCCCATTTACGAGCGTGATTTGGGGATTCAAACGGTTAAGGGTTTGCGATACGACCAGCGGAGAGAACAAATATCATCTAGGAATCGTGCAAGCTTTGACCAAACAACAGAAGAAACAATAAAAAATGTTGCATCAGCTTATTCAAATGGAGAAGTTGAAATTAACAAAACATCAACACCTGGTATATTTGAGATTAAATTCGTTGGTACCAAAGGTATTCCGGACAATATGGACGGACTAAAAAAAGCATTGGATATTATCTCCCCTGCTCATTTGGAACTGACATTTACTTATACTTTTAATACCTGGGAGTTTTTAAGAAACCAAACTTGGGGGAATCTCCAAAATAAAAGTTGGAATGACATACAAACATGGGATGAGGTGAGTTAATGCAAAATACACCAAATTATCAATTGAAAAAACCGGATTTAAATGATTATGTAAATATTACTGACTTAAACGATAATGCAGATACAATTGATACAGAATTAATAAGATTATCAGATTCGGTCGGTAATTTACCAGATTTAAACACAGATGAAAAGACAGCTTTAGTTTCATCAATTAACGAACTGCTTGAAAAAATAGGAAACACATCATCATTAACTACCGAGGAAAAGAGTAATTTAGTGGCTGCGGTTAATGAATTAGAGCAAAAATTTAATGCGCATTTGAAGGAAAGGGCGACTAAAGAAGAATATGGACATGTAAAGGTCGGAAATGGAATAAATGTTACCGAAGGTGTTATCAGTGTAGAAGAAATGACTGCTTCCAATGTCTCTACCACAGGTGGGAGTAATGTTCAAATTGAGATTGATAATTTAAAGTCATCTGTCAATAATGGAAAAATAGCCATTGAGAACGCCATTATTGACAAGGGAGTGCAGTTCTCAAAGGCAGGAGATATAGCAACGTTTGCCGAGTTAGTTAATGGCATTGATTTAATTGGTAAACCATCGGCCGGCGCTGCCTATGTTATTATCGACAAAACTTTAAACAGTGTTACAAAAACAAATTTTTATCCTCCAGCAAGAACAAATTTGTTTAGGTTAAGATTAAGTAGTAATTCGGGTGGCAGTTTGAGATTGTATTATCGCGGGACGATGCAAGATGGGTTGTATTATGATAGCGGAAATCCTCCAACGAAATCCTATTTTGAGGTACAATTGGTTGATAAAAATGGAGTTGTAAAACACACAATCGGTTCGCACTATAGTTCGGGTAGTGGAGGCGCTACATACCCAACGAAAACGGTTGATATAACGTATAACGCCGGAGATCGCATTGAATTTTGGGGAATGAACGCACATGGAACACTTCAATATGGTTGGGCGAGATTGGAACAAGTTAAAGTATCTATTGCACAAGCGCCGCCGCAAGTTATAGAGGGAACGGATAACGAATGGTAAGGAGGTGAAACTGTTGGAAATTAAAATTCAATATCATACAGATGGGGAAAGAGAGTTATTGATGGAGGAATATGAAAAAGATGGCATGATATTGGTTGAAGAACAAAATCTTTTTGATGGTAATTTTCTAATATTTGCGTATGAACCCAGACCTATACCATTAATAAAAGTAGAAGTGGCACAAGAAGAATTTGAATCCTTGAAGAGCGAAAACACTTTACTGAAAGCACAAAATCAAGCATTAGCAGATAGAGCGGAGTTTCATGAGGACGTATTAACAGAAATTATTCTGACGATACATTCATGATAAGGCGTTTCTTATTTAAAATTTTTATAAAATTATTAGGAGATGATGAAGTAATGGCATTACTATTAGCGCAACGTATTATTTTAGACAAATTGGAATTTGAAGCAGTACCAAGTACGCTGAAACCGCAAGTATATCAAATTTTAGACGAGAGCGGAGTGGCGTTTTTAGCTGGAGATTATGAGCCACCAGTTAATCCATAACGTCATCATTGACAGTCAAACGGAAACACCTACTCAGTAAGGTGTATTTTTATGCCCCGAAACTAAATCGGGGCAAATTTTTTGAAAGTTGGTGGGTATATGACGATTGAAATTGGTACGCTTATTGAAGAAGGTCATACTGATTTTAGTGTTGTGTGAACAACTACGGCATCATAAATAAAATGAAAACTAAAGTTTAAAAAATGTTCATATTTTGCGGATAATGGAAAAGGATTTTATCTATTTTTGTCGAAATGATGTGTATAAAGATTATTAAAAGGGTGAATGCTTATGACTAAGACAAAGACTATAGATAGAAAAATTCATTTTTTCCATTTTGACATTTTTGAATTACAACCAAGTTCTAGTGATTTTTATAAACATAGTAAACCTACTGAAGTTCTTGAGCAGATATCAAAATTACCTTTTATTGGTGATCATATTAAATCAAGATTTAAATATTATGTAAATAATGATGTAAGCTTTTTAGTGGATATTAAAGAAGAAGGATTGGGGGTTAGAGGGAGATTTGCATTATCTCGCCGCAGTGCTTTACCGGAGATAGAGTCTGGAGGAGAATTAAAACCATTAGATATCCCCATAAACAGCGGTTTGGCTGAAATAACTCATTTTGTTTATTATCCTGACAAACAGATAATTGGTGTTGAATTTAATTTTTATGGGCCAAGGACTAATAGTTTAAGTAGTTATCTTATGGAGAAAAGTAGAAACTTTAGTAGTCCTTTTGAACATATTGATGTGAGACCTATATTAAATCAAGATTTAGACACATTACTTCAAGATGTAGGTGAGATTAATTTGTTCCAAATGGAAATAGCTAGAAATGAATTAAGTATTATTGAAGAACTAGATAGAGACTTGCATAGCGCATTCGAGTCTGCAGCAAAGGTCTCTGATGACGCAGAATCAGTTGAAATTATTTTACGTAAAAAGAAATATAAAAGAGAAGGATTTAGCTTACCTTTTTCAAAAAATAGATTAAAGGAAGTACTTTCCAGTGGGGATAATAGGCAAAAAATTAATAGATTGCGAGTATATGCGGAATCGAATTCAGATGAACGAAGTAAATGGTATGATTTACTTCAAGATAAAATGATTGTTTCAAAGAAAGTGGCTGCATTAGGTCAAAGAAGTAGATCTGTCGATAAGGAAAGTATGTTTGAAAAAATAGATGAGGCATATATGGAACTGAGAGATCACTTTTAGTAGGTGGTGTTGATAAAGATGAAAGGATATTATAGGAAACATTTCTTAGGTTGCGAGTTATTTATATCCTTTGTTTTTTTGGGTATTGTAATGTTTATTTCCTATTTTTGGCTCGATAATAACTATATTGTAAACAATCTTAATGGGATACGTGACACATTTTACGGTGCAACAGCCTCAATTACCGGTGCTCTACTGGGTTTTGTTATAACTGGGCTATCCGTATTATTGACCATGAATACAAACAACGCTATTGAACACTTAAAGAAGAGTAGACATTTCCCATTAATTTTTAAGATTTTTTTAAGTACAAGTAAGTACTTAGCTCTTTCCTTATTTGTATCACTGTTAAGTCTTCTATTTGATAAAGATACCAGTCCTGTCCCTTTAATGACATTTATTACTTTATGGTCAATTATTATTGTTGTTTTTAGGTTAACTAGATGCTTTTGGGTTCTAGAAAAAATAATAAATCTTCAAAAATAATGATAGTTTTTATAGTCCTTTTCAGGGCTCTTTTTATTTTAGGTGGTGATCCACATGTAAAATGTTCCATAGATTTTTAAATTGCTAGAGTATCCATTGTGGTACTCTTTTTTATTTTACTTAATTGATTCGGGAGGTCGCCGATGGATGAGAGGGTAACAAAACTAGAATATGATATGACAGATGTAAAAACAAGGTTGGCAGTAGCGGAAGCTGGTTTAAAAGACATGAAGGAGGATATGCAAAGTATCAAAAACAACACTACTTGGTTATTGAGACTTGTTATTGGAGCCATTATCGGGGCAGTTTTGGCGTTAGTATTGAAAGGAGGTGTGTAAATTGAAAATAAACTGGAAGGTACGTTTACGGCATCGACAATTTTGGGTGTCTTTGATTGCACTATTATTAGTATTAGCAAATCAAGTTGCGGAAATATTTGGCTACAACATCACAATTTATAACGAACAAGTTACCGCAATCTCAGAAACAATACTTAGTATTTTGGCTTTGCTTGGAATCATTGTGGACCCAACAACAGATGGTTTATCGGATAGCAATCAAGCTTTATCATATATAAAGCCAAAGGATGATAAAAAATGAAACTAGGTGATGCTGGTAAAAACTTAATTAAGTCGTTTGAAGGTTGTAGGTTAACGGCATACAAAGTTGTACCTACTGAAAAATATTGGACTATCGGTTATGGGCATTACGGACCTGATGTTAAACAAGGAATGACAATTACCCAAGCACAGGCTGATGAACTATTTGAAAAGGACATACAAAAGTATGTTAAATATGTTAACGATTTAGGACTTAAACTCAATCAAAACCAGTTTGATGCACTTGTATCGTTTTGCTACAATTGCGGGCCCGGTAATCTAACAAAATTGTGTAACGGTAAAAGTTTAGCGCAAATTGCAAAAGATATGCTTTTATATAACAAATCGGGCGGTAAAGTACTTAATGGGTTGATAAGACGTAGACAAGCGGAATACAACTTATTTATCAAACCAGTAGAGGAGGGGTTAACTGTGGGTCAGTACGAAGAATTAGTAAATCAAATTAATCAATTAAAATCGTTGCTTAGTAAAAAAGTAGATAAGCCGGATAATTATCATCTCGAAAACCCTCAATTCGGACAAGCTGAATGGAATGAGGTTACATTAGAAGGTTACTTCGATGGCACACGGCCACATAATTATATGAGTCGTGTCGAGGGTGGTATTGTTACAAAAAGAATAACTGACAATGTAAGAAAGGTGTTAATAGACCCGTTAGTTGAAAGAATTGAAAAACTGGAAGAAAAAATTGATGAAAACCCGAAGAATATAGAAAGTTTGAAAAAAGAAAAAGCAAGGGCATAAAAAAGAGGGGAGCGATTCCCCTCACTTATTCACTAGGGGTACTACTTTTTAAAACCTTCTCACGATCTTCAATTAATTTTTTAAATTCCTCAAGATCTTCAAGGGTAGCCTTATTCCTGATAAAACTACGAGCCCGGGAAAGTGTCACGACAATTAATAAAATCGTCTGTGACGCTTTTTTCGAACGAAATGGATGAAGTTGATAACATAAGGAAAATGGTCGATAATCGAAAAAAGATACAAAAGTATTTGGAGATGTGGCCGGAGATAAAAATGAAATATCAAAATCCAAAGTTATGTGTTTTCACTCATTCAGAAAAAAGAAAAAAAGAATTTCTTAATTGGACAAAGAATATTCCGAATGAAATTCATATATTTAAAGAAATTTAAATTCGTCAACAATTCGTCAACAAATCAACTTTAATAAATAGGAATGCAAAAAATAAAAACCTTAGAACCCTTGTGGCTCTAAGGCTGATTTGATGATCCCGACTGGGTTCGAACCAGCGACCCCCACCCTGTCAAGGTGGTGCTCTCCCAGCTGAGCTACGGAATCATAATTTTTGTCAATCACATTTAATAATATAAGGGAATGAAGGAAAAAAGT